GACTTATACATTTTGCAATGCAGCAGCTCCGATCACTGTCGGAGGCAATACGTTTACAAGTCTCGGAAGTCTCTTGTCTGTCGGCGCGGTGAATCGTGAGATCAAGGCGACCTCGATTGATATGGTGATTAGTCTTATAGGCATCGACCCGACAAACATTTCTTTGGTCTTAGGCTCAAACATTAAGGGCTCTACTGTCGAGATCTGGCGAGGATTCTTCGACTCTAATTATCAGATCATTACAAGCCCGACAACGCAGTTTTTTAAGCGCTATCAGGGCATCGTTTCAAACATGTCCATCACGGAGGATTGGAACGAGAATGCACGAAGCAGGACTGCAACGTGTTCTATCTCGTGTTCTTCTTTCCGGTCGATTCTTGAGAATCGGATTGCAGGTATAAAAACCAATCTCACGACGTGGCAGCAGCGCTACGCATCCGACACGAGCATGAGCCGAGTCGCGGCTATTGCCGGTCAATACTTTGACTTTGGCGCTCCTCCTAAGTCTGGCTCACAGTCAGATCCCGGAAGCGCACAAACCCAATTACCCGACCCTAACGATATAAGTCAAGCAGGATGAGAGAAGCTACAAAATACGATGTGCCTCATCTTATTGAGATGATGAAGGCGTATGCAGACGAGGCGGGCATAGAAGCCTTAAAACATAATCAAAACGAGCCGCAAGTCCGAAACCTTTTCGATCAGATGATTCACGGCAGAGGATTTGTTTTGGTTGATGACAACCTACACGGATTTCTCGCTGCGTACATCACAAGAAACTTTTGGAATCGCTACGTCAGAGAGCTTCACGAAGTAGCGTGGTGGGTCATGCCTGAGTACAGGAACACAAGTCTCGGTGGCAGGCTTTGGTTGAGGTTTAACAAACTTGCTCAGTACATGCTGGACTCTAAGCGGGTAGACATTGTGTGCACAAGCCTCATGCCATCTAGTCCAGACATTGATTACACACGATATAAATACAAGCCCTTGCAAGCTACCTTCTTTCGAGAGTAAATCATGCCCGGATCAATTGTTGCAGCTTACTTTTTCACGGCCGGAACAGTAGCGTTTGCTGCGGCGACTTTTGCGGTTAACTTTGCCGTCTCTTATGTCATCACAAGAGTGTTCGGGTCTAAGCCTCCGAATTCACAGGACACTGGCGCAAGGCAACAGGTCCCTCCAGCTAACAACAACTCAATCCCTGTCGTTTATGGTGATGCGTGGCTAGGTGGCGTTTTTGTTGACGCAGTCTTGTCGAGCGATCAAAAAACGATGTACTACGTTCTTGCGATCAGTTCTATCTCTTCCGATGCAAGCGCTACATTCTCCTTTGACCGATCAAAGTTTTACTACGGAGATCAACTGGTAACGTTTGACGGAACAGATCAGACAAAAGTTATATCTCTTACTGATGGGGCAACTCCTCCAAATGTCGACGATAAGATAAGCGGAAAGTTATATATAAGCCTTTACACGTCTACAAACGCTGGCGTTATTACACCAATAAACGGAACCGCACCTAATGTCTTTATGGGTGGCTCTGATATTGCAGCTTCTCTTCGCTGGCCGTCATCTGGACGGCAGATGAACGGACTCGCCTTTGCGATTGTCAAACTGAATTACAACACTGACGCAGGGACAACCGGGCTTTTGCCAATCACGTTTTATTGCAAGCATTACCCTAAAGGCGGATCTGTAGCAAAGCCGGGTGACGTCTGGTACGACTACATGACCGATACGAGATACGGCGCTGGCATGACGGGCCTAGTGGACTCTACAAGCGCGACGGCTCTTAACACTTACTCCGACCAGACAATTACATACACACCCGCTGGCGGCGGATCAGCTACACAGGCCCGCTACAGAATTAACGGTGTTGTCGACACAGGAAGGCCGGTTCTTGAGAATGTCGAGAAGATGCTGGAGTGTTCAGACAGTTGGATGGCTTACAACGCGGCTTCAGGTCTCTGGTCGATTGTCATCAACAAAGCAGAAAGCTCGACCTTTTCATTTAACGATACAAATCTTATCGGTGAGATCAGAGTTTCGGCCACCGACATCAATCAACAGATCAATCAAATCCAGATCGAGTTTCCATCTAAATTAAACAGAGATCAGCCGGATCTTGTTTATTTAGAGACACCCGCGGGTCTCTTATATCCCAACGAGCCACCCAACAGACAGACAACCACCCTAGAGTTTACGAACGACTCTGTGCAGGCTCAATACTTAGGTAATCGTAGGCTTGAGCAAGCCAGAGAGGATTTGATTGTCACGATCACTTCCACTTACCCCGGCATTCAAGTTGACGCGGGTGATGTGGTTGATATTACAAACGCTGACTACGGATGGACGAATAAACTATTTAGAGTGATGAAGGTATCCGAGGCGACTGTCGATGACGGCAACCTCGGTGCAAGCCTAGAGCTTTCTGAGTACAACTCGGCGGTTTATGACGACGCGAGCATCACCGCATTTACTGCGGCTCCCAATTCAAGCCTGCCGAGTCCTAATTACTTCTCTTCACTGAATGCTCCGGTCATTGGAGATCTAGCACCTTCGGCAGCTCCTCCTACTTTCTCGGCTACCTGCACGATGCCAGCGGTCGGAAGAGTAACGACGATCACCTTGTTTTACACGACCTCTGCAAGCCCATCTGCTACCGATTGGAAGGTATGGAGTTCAGCGATTCTTTCCAATGGCTCTACATTTGCCAACTCATCGACCTTTAAGTTCGACAACATCACACTTTCTGCGGCGAGTTATTACTTCGCTTTCTCTGTCGAAAACGACTCGGCTAAAAGTTCGCTCTCGGCTACAAGTTCAGTATTAGTTTGGTCTCCTACTGCTGCGGCGGGACCAACAGGCCCCACGGGGGCGCAAGGCCCAACGGGATCGTCTGTGACCGGTCCAACGGGCAGTTCGGGCTTAGTAGGGATAGCTGCGCTCACAGCTTATTTGGTTCAGTCACAAAGCGCATCAACGCCAACCTTTACAACACCGACCTCTGGATCAGCAGTGCCTAGTGGATGGTCATCTACCGTTCCAGCGGTGTCTATCGGGCAAGTGCTTTGGTATCTACAAGGACGATATAACGCTAATGCAGTCACAGTGGACGGTGTTCCGGCTAACTCGACAGCGTGGACAGGCCCGATTGCCGCATCAATCTTTCAAAGCATTAGGTCCGATAACTATAACGGGCCGACTCCACCAACAACCACAAACTTTGGAACCCTCGGCTGGTATCTCGATCAACCTTCAGGGAATCTCTATGCCAATGCGGCTTATCTTAGAGGCGAGCTAGTTACGGGCGTAAGCGGGGCGCAGCGGGTCGAAATCAACAAGGGAGTCTCTAATAAGGTTGCGGTGTACAACACGAGCAATACGTTATTAGGCACGATGGGAGGAACAGGGAACTCAGTCACCGATCCTATTTTTGCTGCCAACCCTATTATGTCTGGTGGAGTTGCTGTCGGTTATAGATCGGTTATTCCAAATGCTAGCGGAACATCAAATACAGCTTTTGGTTACACAGCGCAATCTAGCGATGCGACGGTTACGGCAGATGTTTGCACGTGGGCTACGGTTGGAAGCGCCACTACAAAAATAGGTGTTGCAGGAACAGTCGACTACACAAGCGGCGGCACTTATACACCACAGGGCTACTTAGGCTGGACGGACACGTCGACCTATAGCGCAGCGGGCCGGTTTTACAACAATCAGGGAGGCACAGAGGTTTCGATCTCTGATTCTGCGGGCTACGCGCTAAATGTACGCAGCGGTCAAATTAGATATGGTTCTTATACGATCCCAACCTTTACAGGATCAACAACGACATTCCTGCGAGGCGATGCAACGCTCTCAGCTTTAGCAGAGACAGACGCTCCCGGATTCAAGAATGGCACTCAGTCGATAGTCGGTATTGCTGGAACCGGCTCAACGTCGGTGCTTAAGTCTTTTATCGGATCAGATGGAGCGACGGCTTCCGATAATTTCACGCTCTTTACGTTGTCTGGCAGCACTTATGCAGGCGTGTTTATTAATCAACGAGGCACAACCTCAACGTGGTCGACATTCACATCTGACGCTCGCATGAAAGATATTGTCGGAGCTATTCCAGTTCCGAGTGCTATTGAAGCCTTCAAACAGATTGGCAAACCGATTATCTGGAAATGGAAGTTTGAGCAAGGACAGGAAACGTGGGGCTATACCGCGCAGCAAGTCGGGCAAGGCCTGCCGCAGGCTTTAGTTGAATCTCCAATGCTGCCTAACGGCGATCATCAAAAGATTCCCGGAACAAATGAGCGAGTCTTAACGTTCGACAATAACAAGTTGCAAATCCTGAAAGACTTAGTGATTGCGGAATTGATTGCTAGAGTTGAAGCGCTGGAAGCAAAGGTGGGCAAATGAACTGGCAGATTACTAAGCTAGAAGTAAAACCGCTTTTAGACGGGCTCACAGACGTTGTTATCGCGGCTTCGTGGACCGTAAACGAGCAAGATGAGTCATTCTCAGGAGTGACATTATTGAGCCCTCCGAGCGGGGATTTCACACCTTACGACAGCCTTACACAAGATCAAGTCTTAAGTTGGGTTTGGCTGAAAGTCAGTAAGGAAGGAACGGAAGAGATTGTTAGTACAAGGCTTCAGGAAAAGCAGTCGCCTTCCACGATTGACCCACCGCTTCCGTGGGGTTAAACTCTAGAAAAGACAAGATAGCCTCCGCAGATCTGTGAGTGCATAGACTGCGTCAACTACCGAGTAAGGGAAAGGCAGGGTAAAGCCATAGCTATCTTTAATCGCAACACGCTAACGCAGGTTAGCGGTTTTAACAACCAAATCATTGCTGGCGAGCTTGTTTACAACCAAAAGACTTTTTGGAATGTCTCGCTATCCAACTCCGACGGAACACCGCTAGACCTTACGGGTTCCACAATCACAAGTCAGATTCTCCGCAGGCAGCTCTCCAACGTCAGAGACTCGCGCTACGGCCTCACATTTGACATAGCCGACTATACGCCCACACCCACACCTGTAAGCCTAACGATTGCGAATCAAAATCTCGCGGGTGGTTCGTTTACTCTTGTAATAGATGAATCTGCGTGGTCGGTGATCTCAACAGACGCACAGCTCGACATCAACGCTGCCAATCCTGTAGGGTTTTCGGGGAATATCAAAGTCGCGGTTCCTGCAAACGGAACTACTCCGGCGCAAGACTTAATCATCTTCTTGCTCTTTTTGGTCAGATCTGACGGGGTGACAAATTGAGCGACGTTAATTTAGTTGTCACTGCTGGCAACCAGATTGCCTTAACGATAGATCAGGGCATTATCGGACCCACGGGTCCCTACGGACCGACAGGACCGGCAGGCGAAGGAATCGTTCTCAAAGGTGCGGTTGCAAACGTCGGAGACCTTCCCTCATCTGGAAACAATCCGGGCGATGCTTATATTGTCTCCTCCAACGGTCATTTGTATGTGTGGAGCGGATCTGCGTGGGTAGACGCGGGGCAATTCGTCGGCCCAACTGGACCTACAGGCCCAACAGGACAATCCATAACAGGACCAACGGGCGCTACTGGTGCGGCATCATCTGTTGCGGGACCGACCGGACCTACAGGAGCATCTGGAAGCAATGGCCCGACCGGACCGACCGGAGCGGCATCATCTGTGGCTGGTCCGACAGGCCCAACCGGTGGCAGCGGCCCCACTGGTCCAACCGGCGCAGCGTCTACAGTACAAGGACCGACAGGACCCACTGGAGGAAATGGTCCAACCGGCCCTACTGGCGCAGCTTCAACGGTTGCTGGACCTACAGGCCCGACCGGCGCAAATGGCGCATCTGGCCCCACTGGTCCAACTGGAGCGGCAAGCACAGTCGCAGGCCCAACAGGACCCACTGGTGATGCAGGAGCGTCTGGACCCACTGGACCTACGGGCGCGGCATCTACGGTCGCTGGCCCTACTGGACCCACTGGCGCTAATGGAACCATTGGCCCGACAGGAACCATTGGACCGACCGGACCGACCGGCCCTGCTGGAGGTGGCGGAAGTGCAATTACGGTTAAAGATGAAGGCACGACGCTAACCACAAGCGTAACCTCCTTTGACTTTGTCGGAACTGGTGTTACGGCTACGGCTGTAGGTAATGATGTAACTGTCAATATATCGGCAGGAGTTGGTCCAACTGGTCCCACTGGTCCCGCTTCTACAGTTGCGGGTCCCACTGGCCCTACTGGATCAGTTGGCGCTGCTGGACCAACCGGCCCAACAGGTGCTAACGGAGCGTCTGGACCTACTGGACCAACAGGGGCTAATGGTGCAATTGGCCCAACGGGTGCACAAGGTGATGCTGGTCCGACAGGCCCAACAGGGGCTCAAGGTAGCGCAGGCCCCACTGGCCCAACCGGAAGCAATGGAGCCGCAGGGCCAACCGGACCAACCGGAGCTTTAGGCCCAACTGGTCCCACCGGCGATCCTTCTACAGTAGCGGGGCCAACTGGACCAACCGGACCGGCTGGAGCGGGTTCTAATCTTCCCGTGTCTGACGAAGGCACTCAGATTACCGCGGCGGTTTCGTCCTTTAACTTTACAGGCTCAGGCGTAACGGCTACCGCGGTAGGCAATGCGGTGACTGTTAACGTTCCGGGTGGTGGTGGATCCGCTGGACCTATTCTTGAGTCGCAAATTGTTATTTCGCAAAATTACACGGTTTCGACCAATTACAACGGCTTATCTGTTAGTCCTGTAACGATTGCGACCGGTTATTCCTTAACGGTTCCTGATGGTCAAACGTGGCTAGTCTTAGGGTGATTTATGGCAAAGATTAAACTTCAAGGCAATGCGAGCGGGGCGGGAACTCAAACCCTGCAAAGCGCTAACACCGCCAACAATCCAACGATTACGCTGCCAGATGTTGTCACGGCAGATACGCTGGTCTCTGCTGCTTTAGCACAGACGCTTACGAATAAAACGATTTCGGCTAGTAACAACACGCTGACAGGGCCGGACGGTACTACTCAGGTAGGTTACTTAAGCTCTCCGCAGAATAGTCAATCAGGATCGACTTATACGCTTGTCTTAGGCGATGCTGGCGATCATGTTTACTTTACTGGCGGGTCTACGGCGACGCTGACGGTTCTCACTGCCTCCGCTCAAACGTCTGCTCAAGGTTCTGCATTCCCTGTCGGCACTACGATCTTAGTTGTCAACAACAACTCTGGAAATCTTACGATCTCTGGTGCTGGTGTTACGTTCCAGCTAGCCAATGGCGCTCAAGGAAATCGCACAGTAGCGACAAAAGGAATGGCATCACTTCTTAAGGTTGCTACGGATACGTGGTGGGTTACTGGACCGGGAGTGACCTGATATGGCTGGTAACTTAACAGCGATGATTGCCTCCATCTTTTCAGGTGGAGTCACTCCAGACCCTTACTTTGAATACACGACCCTGCTTCTCCCCGGCAACGGAACCAATCTAAAGAACAACAACGAGTTCTTAGACTCAAGTAGCAACGCATTTACGGTCACAAGAAACCCGCTTACAGGCCCAAATGCACCGACACAAGGTACGTTCTCACCGTTCTCGCAGACGGGGTGGGGGAATTATTTTGATGGAAACGGGGATTATTTAACGGCTCCGTCAAATTCAGCTTTTGATTTCTCAAATAGCAATTTCACAATTGAATGTTGGGTTTATTTAACAGCATATAGTATAAATTGGTCTGGCTCTTACAATGCGTCAATTATTTCAAGAGATGCAAACACAGGCGCATCGTCAGGACGGAATTATTGGTTAAATATCAACGGTACTTCTTCTTCGTGGACAGGCTTAAGTTTTGGTTTTTTTTCTGGAAGCACGTTGTCAACTAAAAGCGAATCCTATGCGTTTTCGTTAAATACATGGTACAACATTGCTGTTGTTAGGAGCAGCGGTCAAGTTAATTTTTATGTAAATGGCTCCGTTGTGGGAAGCGGCACAACAATGTCTTCCGCTCCAAATACAAACGCAATTCCTGTGTATATTGGTCAACAAGGGTATTCTACTGCTGAATATTATTTTCCGGGATATATATCTAACTTAAGGTTAGTCAACGGCGTTGCTGTTTATACGGGAAATTTTACACCATCAACATCAGCACTTACCGCAACACAATCTGCTGGCACAAATATAAATGCCATCACCACAGGCCAAACAAAGCTATTAACCTGCCAATCCAATCGTTTTGTAGATAACGGGCAAGGCAATACTAGCAACACGCCGTTTACGCTCACCGTCTACGGAAACACCTCCGTACAAGCCTTCTCCCCATTCAACCCCACTGCTAGCTGGTCTGCTGCGACTTATGGTGGGTCAGGGTATTTTGATGGGAATGGGGATTATTTGACTGCGGCAAGCAATGCTGCTTTTGCTTTTGGAACAGGGGTTTTTACAATTGAGGCTTGGGTTTATCTCACTTCAACTGCTGGAGCAAATATTTTTCAAGATGAGACAACAAATTCATATCAATTTTATGTAAACACATCTAGTAAATTAGAGTTTACAGTCTCAGGGGTAGCGGTTATAGCAACATCATCCGCTTCAATAGTTGCAAACCAATGGAATCACGTTGCTGTTGTTCGTGAAGGTACAGGATCAAATCAAGTTAAATTATATATCAATGGCGGGCAGGATGGATCAGGAACATCTGCTACATCAATTGTTAATAGCGCAACAAATTACATAGGAAGAACAGGAACAGGAACAAGACAGCTTAATGGATATTTATCCGATCTTCGCATTGTCAAAGGCACTGCCGTCTACACAGGAAACTTTACCCCACCTACCGCACCACTCACTGCCATCACCAACACATCCCTACTACTCAACTTCACCAACGCTGGCATTTACGATGCCACAAGCAAGAATGATCTGGAGACGGTGGGTAATGCTCAGATAAGTACGACACAGAGCAAGTGGGGCGGGAGCAGTATTTATGTGGATGGTACGGGCGATAGATTATTTAACGGCATATCCTCACCGCTACTTAATCTTTCTTCTGGCGACTGGACAATTGAAAGTTGGGTTTACTTTAACGCCGTTGGAGCATATGCGTATGTGTTAAACATAGCAACAGCTCCGGCAAACCCATCTGGGCTTGTGTTTGGCATTAACAACTCAAGCAGGATATACATAGGGAACGGAGCTGTGTTGGGTACAAACGGTAATACTACGCTTTCAACAGGTCAGTGGTATTACTTGGCGGCTGTAAAAAGCGGTTCTAATGTTACCTTGTATGTGAACGGTACGGCTGATGTTACGCCTTTTGCGTTTACTCCTAATTCAGGCACTTACCTTTATGTTGGGGCAGACGCAAGCGCAGGTAATCAGTTAAATGCTTATTTGCAAGATGTTCGTATAACCCGCTACGCAAGACCCATCACTGCTTCGCCAACAGCAGCGTTTCCCACGTTATAAAGGATAGATATGTACTGGACTAAAAACGGGTCTATCCCATCACAAGAGACAGACGGCACAGAGGGCTGGCAACCGGCTCCAGCACCGCCGACAGACATCCCAGAGGGTCATGAACTCTTATGGGCATCGTGGCAATGGCATATCCTCCCACCTAAGCCTACAGAGCCGGGGTTATGGAGGTGGTATATAGACAGGGGCTGGGTAAAGCGGGAGGAGAAGGTTGTTGAGCTTACAGTCGAGCAGGTAGAAGTCTTAGCAACGCAGCAGATCGTGGATTTAGCAACACAGCAGATCGTAGACCTAACAAGCTCTCAGGTGACCTATGGCTAACATCCTAAACGCAACATCAAGCTCAGGCATCGTTGCGACCGCTGACAGCACCAACATTCTCACGCTACAAACTAACGGGACAAATGCTCTTACGATAGACGCGTCTCAGAATGTAACCTTTGCAAAACAGCTTCCGCTCACAAGCACAGCGACAACGATAGCGACTCTTTTACAAGGCGCGGCTGAGACGGTTACGGTCTTTTCTGCGTCGGGAGCTACTGGCACGATTCCTTTTGACATTACTTCTCAAGGTGTGCTTTTTTATACGACCAATGCGGCTGCTAACTTCACGATCAACTTACGAGCATCTTCAACGACAAGCCTAAACACTGCGCTTGCAGTTGGTCAGTCAGTTAGTTGCGTATTCTTAAACACAAATGGAGCCACTCCTTACTATTGTTCAGCGGTACAAGTAGATGGTTCATCTGTAACCCCGAAATGGCTTAATTCAACGCCTACGGCTGGCAATGCTTCAGCTGTAGATGCCTACACATTCACAGTCATAAAGACCGCTAGCGCAACGTATACGGTCTTAGCGGCGCTTGCTAAGTTCGCCTAATGTTTGTTTCTACTTTCGCTAACGCATCTGTTCGTGGCTTTGGGAGTGGAAGCCCTCAGTTCTCGGTCTCCTATTTAGTTGTCGGCGCTGGTGGATCTGGAAGCTCTATTACTAACGCTGGTGGTTCTGGGGGTGGCGGCGGCGGACAGGTGATTGAGGGATTGAATGACGCAACTTATGTTCTCGGAACGTCCTATTCAGTTGTCATCGGAACTGGGGCCAATGCTGCTAATGGCGGCTCATCTACTTTTGCAAGCGTCACATCCGCAGGGGGCATACGATGCGCTCCGTCTTCTACAACGGGCGGTGCTTCAGGTAACGGCAATGCCGGAGGTGCGGGATCTACATCGACTTATGTCGTTGGTGGTGGTGGTGGCGGCGCTGGTGGAGTCGGGCAAGCTGCAACAGGTGGTCTTAACGCAAACGCAAAAGGCGGCGACGGTGGTGTCGGTGTCCAATCAGCAATCACAGGCGCTTACTACGGTGGTGGCGGAGGTGGGGCGTATACAAACAACTCGACCGGAAGCGGTGCGGGCGGTTTAGGTGGCGGCGGACAGGGTGCTGACAGTAATACAACCGCTCAGGCAGGAACAGCCAACACGGGCGGGGGTGGTGGGGGTAATGGATCATCGGCAGGAACAGTCTATGCTGGAGGCTCCGGTGTTGTTGTTTTAAGGATTCCCGATAGCTACACTGCGTCATTCTCCGGCGTTACGAGCTCAATGTCACAAGCCGGTGGATTTAAGACTTACACCTGCACATCAGGGTCAGGAACAGTGACCTTCTCATAGGATACGACATGAAGATTTGTGTCTACGCGATTTCTAAGAATGAAGAGCAGTTTGTAAAACGATTCTGCGACTCAGCGAAAGATGCTGACCTTATCCTGATAGCCGACACAGGCTCTACAGACAACACTGCAAGCCTAGCCAGAGAATGCGGCGCTACGGTCTACGATATATCGGTTAAGCCGTGGCGTTTCGATATGGCGCGAGATACGGCTTTATGTCTGATCCCCGGTGATTATGATGTTTGTGTCTCCTTAGACCTCGACGAGGTTTTAGAGCCGGGATGGCGCGAGGAAATAGAAAGCGTCTGGAAGCCCGAAACGACTCGATTGAGATACAAGTTCGATTGGGGGCATAACATTCTTTTTTATTACGAAAAGATCCACCATCGAAACGGTTACCGCTGGCATCATCCGGTGCATGAGTATCCTAGACCTGATCTACGAACAAAAGAAGTCTACGCTTACACAGACAAACTCTTAGTCTCTCATCATCCCGATCCTACGAAGTCACGGGGGCAATATCTCGACCTCCTCAGAATGGCTGTTAAAGAGGACCCTAGATGCCCCAGAAACGCTTTTTACTTCGCTAGAGAGTTAACCTTCTACCGTCTCTGGGATGAAGCCATAGAGGCTCTAAACGCTTATTTAAATATGCCTGAAGCAACGTGGCCGAATGAACGCTGTTACGCGATGAGGCTCTTAGGTCAGGCTTATGATGAGAAACTTGATTACTGGACGGCTCTAAAGTGGTTCAGGATGTCGATTGCTGAGGCTCCGGGAACACGAGAACCGTGGGTTGATTTTGCGATGAGTTGTTATAAGAAACACCTGTGGAAAGAATGTCACCACGCGGCTACAATGGCGCTGAGTATCGTAGACAGAGAACTTGTCTACACTTGCGATCCTGAAGTGTGGGGATCTAAGCCGCATGATCTTGCAGCGATCTCGGCACATCATCTGGGTATGAAAGACGAGGCGATAAGACACGGAGCGGAGGCAGTCAGGCTGTCTCCAGATGATGAACGGCTTATCAGGAATCTTGAATATTATGGACAGCCAGACTCTCATTAACGGCCTTTTTGGCATTCTGTGTGCTGTAGCTGGTTGGTTCTTCCGGGTCATGTGGGAGGCTCAACAAGAACTACAGAAAGACTTAGGTGAATTGGAAAAGAATCTTCCGCACACCTACGCACTAAAAGTCGATTATCAGAAAGACATCGCAGACATAAAAATCATGCTCGGCAAGATCTTTGATAAGCTGGATGGCAAAGCGGATAAGTAATGGCGTGGTCAGATGTTCTTAAAGCAGTGATCCCTATCGTGGTGGCTGCGCTTGCGTGGCTACTCGGTCAGGTCGCATCATTCTCTGAGCGTCTTACAAAGATTGAAGGCCAAATGCCAGCATTGATTACCAAAGAAGGCACTCCGACAGATAGCCCAATCAGTGCCGAGCGTAGACAGATTCAGAAAGAACAGCTCATGCAGCATATCAACGAGTTGCAAGTCAAAGTAAGGCTTCTTGAGGAACGGGAACGTCTAAAAGGGAGTAAATAGTGCTATCTCTACTTTCGACCCTCGGCGGTCTTTTAATCTCCGGCCTCCCAAAACTTCTCGACTATTTTCAGAATAAAGCCGATCAAGCGCATGAGCTTGAGCTTGCAAGAGTTCAGTCTGAGCGTGAGTTAGCCTTAGCGAAAGAAGGCTTTTTAGCTCAACAAAGAGTCGAGGAAATAAGAACCGATCAGATAGCAATGCAGACTGATGCACAAATGACTGTGGCCGCGCTGGATCATGACAAACAGATCATTGAGAAATCAAGCAAGTGGGTTGTTAATTACATCGGCACAGTCAGACCAAATGTCACTTACTTACTGATTCTTGAGCTTATCGCGGTGAATGCGGTCCTTGCTTACTATGTCTGGAATCATCCCCATTTAGTTCAGTCGATGGAGGATCTTATTAAGGTCGCGGAGATCATCTTTAGTGATGATGAAATGGCAATGCTCGGCGGCATCATAGGTTTTTGGTTCGGGTCGCGCAGCTGGAAGAAATGAAAACAGGGCAGGCTGGCATTGAACTAATGCACAGGTTTGAGGGATGCCGTCTAAAGCCTTATTTATGCCCTGCAAGCCTCTGGACGGTGGGATATGGTCATGTCCTATATCAAGATCAGATTAGGCTCCCTAATGAGCGTAAAAACGGCTACACAGGCATTCTTAGGAAGGAATACGCAATCAGTCCCGGCGATAGTCGAAACTGGACGCAAGCGGAGGTCGATAGCCTTTTTGAGAGCGATCTGCAATATTTTGAGCGCGGTGTTCTTAGAATGTCTCCTAATCTGGCTAGCAGTCAGTCAAGGTTCGACGCTATTGTCAGTTTTGCGTACAACGCTGGCTTAGGAAATTACCAGCGCTCTACGATCAGAATGAAGAATGACCGCGGTGATTACGAGGGAGCCGCTAAGGCTTTTATGATGTGGACAAAGGGAGGCGGCAAAGTCCTCCCCGGTTTGGTTAAGCGTCGCGTTGCTGAATCTTCTCTTTATGCAAGCGGGTGAGTGCTTGTTTCACCATTTCACCCACTGCCTCCCCGTGATGTTTGGCGATCTTTTCTATCAGCGGTAACCGATTCGCACGAGGCTTCGATAAAAGCCAGTTAGCCCAATCCGCAACGACATACGGCATAGCTTTTTCATAAGCCTGCGCAATGTCCGATCGATCACTGGACTTCACCGACTTGATGATCTCCAGCCATTGACCACGTTCTAAAGGCTCGGTGCTTTTCGATGGTGTCTGGGCACTCTGTGGATGGAGGTCTCCAGCCGTGTTCGCGCCAGATCTCCTCGACGGGTCTGAAGGTTCTAGGGGATCGTTGGCTTTCAATGAGTTCCTTCCAGTTCATAGCTTCTCCATTAGATTATCTACTTCAGTCAAAAAATTAACAACGTCCGTTTCTAGGTTCTTAATATCATCCTCAGGCGGCTCAAAACGCACTACAAAGAGCTGTAGTCTTTCGGGCAGTCTAGGATCAAACGACACGAAATCGACCCACCTGCGACCCGTACAAGCCATTTGAGCAAGCATCTGATTCTTGTAAGTTGTAGGCACTTCTCCCGCGGTCAGATAAGAGATGTGTGTTGAGGTTTTAGGACACTTTATTTCTATAAGCCCATCCTCAACCAGACCATCAGGGCTTGCAGCGAAATAAGGAATCGTCGGGTGATCCACAATGGCAATCTGCTCTACCCATCGACCCGTCTTTATTTGATACGCGGCTCTTGCAAGCGGTTCGTTCAGTGTTCCCCATTCCATATAACTGTTCGTAAATGTCTCGGCTACGGTCCCTGTCAGTCTTTCAGCAAGGATGTCTGCGATGTAGTTCGCTCGTGTAGCCGT